AGTTGTTTGTTATTTACGTAGTGTTCTGATTTCTTTTTAGGCATAGCATTGTTGTTCCCGTCTTAACATATAAGTATTATAGCATACTTCTTGGGCTTGACAAGTTATCAAATTATACTTAGAATACCTTTGTAAGGGTTGATGGGAAATATCTAGCTTTCTTTTGTATTACTACTTTTAAATATATCTTCTAGTTTCTTTCTGGCCGATTCTACACTAGATAGATATCCCATATCACTAGAGACATTAACTTTTCCTTGAGTATTTGGTGTATTGAACCTTACTGTCTCATTCTGAGATTCTTCAATATATTTGTTGTAAATAGAAATTATCTTTTCATCTCTGCTTTCAGATATAGTAACAACTTTATCATATTTTAAAACAAAAATATCATCATCAGCTAACTCTAACCATGATTTAACTTTAACATAGGATGCCCCACCAGGATGATTAATCATATTCATAACTACAGGATTATGAAGAATAAGACTGGGATTTACATCACCACTTTCTTCATCAACACAAGTTAATGCTAGGATTTCTTCCCCTGATATTAATTTAATTATAGCGTAGAACTCTTCTCCCATTAGTTTTTCAGTGGTATGTTAACTATATCATAATTGAATTTTTCTTCGTTATAGACTTTAATCCTCTCTATTAAATGATTAAGTGTGTAATTTTTTCTAGATTTATAACGAATATCATCAGCAATGTCATATAGAGTTGCTTTGGATTTATTATCTCCTTTTCTTAAGACTCTTCCAATTGACTGGAGATTCCTAATTCTAGACTTAGACGGAGAAGCAAAAATGACGTTGTGAAGGTTTTTAATATTAATACCTGTGGAGAATGTTCCATAAGACGCTACAATGATTGCATTATCTTCTCTTTCAGTGATATCACGAACCTTTTCTCTATCTTGGGTATCTACACCACCATGTACAAAGAATACATGACGACTATCACTTGTATTATTATTTATCATTTCATATAATGGTTGTCCATGTCCTTCTACTCTTGCATAAAGAATCAATGTGTTTCCTTTAAGATCAAGTGCTAAATTTTTAATAAAGTTGTTTCTACGTGTGTGTCCGATAATATACTTAACTTCTTCTTCAAATGTTTCAAATTTATTAGGTGGGTGTTTCAATAGAAGTACATTGATATCCAGTTTCGCCAAATGCCCCTTCTTCATTAGCTCGTCAGTTTTTATGATCTTATAGGAAGGACCAAACAATCCCTCAAGAACCCATTTATGTGTTTGTGATCCATCAAGAGTTCCTGTAAATCCGTAACGATATTTTGCATCCGAAAGTTTTGTCATTATAGATATAAGTGATTTACTTTTGAACTGGTGAGCTTCATCCCCAATAACAACAGAGAATCTCTCAAAATACTTTCTGGGGAGTTTGTAGATTGATTGCCACGTAGTGATAATGACTTGAGAGTTTGTCTCTCTTTCTTTACCAGCGTATATCTTGTGACAAAATGAGCCTACATTCCAGCCATAGTCTTCAAAGTCTTTATACATCTGCTCTACTAGCGAAGTCGTCGGAACAACTATCAGAATATTTTCTCCTTTCTCTACAAAATAGCGAGAGATCCCATATATCATTAGGGACTTTCCAGAAGCAGTTGGGGATATTAACAACTTTCTATTATACCTTAGAGCGTCGTATATTGCTTCAATCTGATAATCTCTAGGTTTGTGTCTAGATATTCCTTTAACGTAATCCTTTACACCTTGCTTTGAAATCATTTCATTGACTTCAAATGGAGGACCATAATGTTTATTATCTAAAAATTCGTAAGTATATCCATGATCTTTACAGAATTGAACTATCCTATCTAACAACCCAACATATATTTCTCCTTTCTGAGTATTAAATAATCTTATCTTACCGTCCCAAAATTTCTTCTTATAAGCAGGTGAGAACTTTGCTCCAGGTACTTCAAAAGTAAACTGATCTGCTAATTCATAATATACATGAGGTTCTGCTTTCACACACAGAAACACCTCATTTTTCTTTATAATAACCAAGTGTGACATGAATCTGTCTCATATGGTTTTATTTATCATCCAAATCCTGACTGGAATTTATGCCATTCTATAGCATTTTTTATCTGATATGTTCTATTACCAAGTGCTCTAATTATTTCTTCTAAGAATTTTAAAGTAGCATCATAATATCTTATCTTCATATCTATCTTAGTAAGCTTCTCATCTGCTTCTAAATGCCTCTGTATTGCGTCTTTTTCCCTAACCTTATACGGAAATGGTTCTTCGGCATATACCTCTGCTGGTGCTTTACCAGTATAGAAATTATATCTTTCTAATCTTATTTTACTATGTTGCTCTCTTGCACGTTCACGCAATAGAGTAACAGTATTATAAACGGTATAATACTTTGCGTGTAATTGAGGAGTTTTTAACGATTCATTATGTAGATTATCAGGGTCAATGACAGCATCTCGCTCCCACATCTCCTGAATTTTATCAAGGTTCATAAGGGTGTTCTATGATCTGGTTTTACTATATTATACACAGTATACTTGAAAGATGCCTCTGCTGTAAAGAAGTTAATATCTGTTTCCGTTGAATCAAATTCTAAAGATGTTATTGATGTTGGAAATAAATCATTAAATTTTACAATAGCCATTGTTTGAAAATTAGAATTTAAAATTCTAAGAGATCCATCACTAAACTGTTCATTCATATCTCTCTGACTTTCTTCATCAGTAGTTTTATCAATAAACTGTTGAGGATTTTCTGGAAAACCAAGACCAGTTAACCAATTATGAATTGACATATAATTCTCAAGATTTTCATCAACTAAAAATCTTAAGGAGAAATCACCATATTGTAATTTCTCACCAGGAACATCAATGTCTTTTAGATATCCTGGTTGTATTACTGTTCCAAGTACTATCTCTGGTATTCTAGCAGAGTTTGAGAAAAATGACGCTTTTGGAAATTTAGCTAGGTCAAATTTAAATCCTACTGGTGCAAGAAAATTCCTATTCTGTATTTGATTTGCAAAAGCCGACATTTATTAATTCCAAAGTTTGTTTATTTTTGCTTCAAGATCAAGAATCTTATCATGGTCAGAACCACCAGAACCTCCAGATGATTGAAGTGCTTTAACTGCCTTTTCAAGAGCATCAAGTCTATCATCAACTTTTTTCTGTGTTTTACCAGTAGGAGTTGGATGTGCTTGTGCTTCTAATGCTTTAAGTCTTGCTTCCACTTCTACATCATACTTAGACATAGCTGCTCCAGATGCAGATTTCCCTGCTGTTCCTTTAGACATTTTACTGACCTCAAAATATTCTATATGTTTTATTTAGACAAGAAAAAAGACCCTCCGAAGAGAGTCTTTTTAAGAAGTATGTAATATGAATTACATTAGGTTGTTAACACGTACTCTTCTGTAGTATGCGTTAGCGTTGGCGTTAAGAGCACCTGAACCTTGAGTAGTTCCTTGTGCGAATGGGTTTGCTACGATTCCGTAACGAGTCTTAAAGCCAATTTTTGGCTGGAAGGTGTTCTCACCAACTGCACGAACCATCTGTAGAGGAACGTAAGGGCAATAGAACAGACCAGCATCGTAAGGTGAAGAACCTTTGTATCCAGCAACGTAGTACTGAGCAGCAGCAACGTTAGCAGCATAAGGGTCGATGTATACCTTGAACTTACCGCCAAGAACACCAGCAAATGTATTGCCTGTGTCATCAACGTTAAGGTTAGCGTTAAGAGCAGGAGTATAATCCAATACACCAGCCATAGTTAGAGCACTTGCAACGTCTGCAGAGCAGAGGATTACATTACCCTTCCCACGACGAGTCTCTTGGGCGATTGCGTTAGCATCACGCTCAATTTGGAAGATTAGACCCTTGAATTTCTCAACTGACCACCTACCATTACTATCAACGTCTAGGTCGAAAGTACCAGCAGATGCTGTGTTTGCTTGAGCACCAGACTTAGCAGTTCTGTAGATAGTTCTGATAACTTCACGGTTAATTTCAGCAAGAATCTCTGTAGAGAGAATGTTTGCTAATTCCGCTTCAGCATTCAGACCATGAATTGCTTTCAAGTCCTGAGCGAGCTCTAGTGAGTACTCAGCTTTTAACGCACGAGACTTAGCGGTAACTGTGACCTTCTCGATTGAGAATGCCATCTGGTTGAAGTTATCACCAGAAGTACCTAAATCTTCAGCGTCGTCGGTACGCATACCTTGACCGACTGTGTACTGAGTTGCGGTCTGTGAACCCTCTGGGTTAAGAAGACCTGGGTTTGTTCCCTGTTGTAGGGTAGAACCGATACCAACTGAAGCACCAGTCATGCCGTTGGTAACGTCGAAGCCTTCATTCTGGCCAGAGAAGGCTGAATCTGCTTCATCGAAGAATGCTTCAGTTCCACTGTTAGAAGTGTAACGTGAACGCATTGCGAAAATAAGTCCTGTTGGTCCGTTCATTGGTTGAACACCAGCAAGGTCATAAGCGACCAAGTTAGGCATTGAACGACGGATTAAGCTAATCAGAACGGGGTCGAAACCTGCGGTTGGACCTGTTGCTGTAGCACTTGCACTGAAACCAGCATTAGAGCCAGATGCAGTACTGTTTGTTGGTGTCTCAGAAAGGAATTCTCTTTCTTCCTTAATAGACTGTTCTTGGTTCTCTAGAAGAACTGCGGTGACCATTCTACGATGACTGTCCTTAATAGGATCAAGACCTTCGTAGTCTAGTAATGGTGCCCACTTTTCCTGCAGAGACTCCTGATTAATAGGGGCTTGCATTTTACCTTTTTTAAAAGATTTGGGTTTGAAATTTATGATTTAAAAATCATTTCTTGGAAACTTTACTCAAAGTCTGAAGATATCTGTCCATAGAAGCACTAGGTGCGTTCTGATAGGCGGTAGATTCTTTTTCTTCAGATAAGTTCTCTGAGTCGTCTCTCTGGATGCCAGCATTCTCAGGGAAATATGACTTCCGAAGAGTAACTAGTTTCTCACGATAGGATTCTTCACTTTCAAACTCAACGTTTTCTGCAAGAGATGCGAACTTGTCCTTTTGACTAAGGGCAAGACCTTCAGCTACATCAGCAAATATTACATCTGCAGATGATTCAGCTAGTCTCTTATTGAGCGAAACATTTTTCTCTATTTGCTCATTGAGTTTTGCTTCCATTTCATCAAGTTTATCTACCATGCTCTCGATAACATTGTATTTTTCTTCAGGGATAGTTACATAATGTTCTTCAAAAAGACTCTTCATTCCTTCTAGGAATGATTCTGTCATTTCGGTCTTAAGACCATGCTCAACTGCGAGTTGATTTTCAGCAACCCACTCGTCGGCAACATATTCTAAGTAAGAATCAACACGATCTGTTAATTCTTCTTTGATTGAAGCAACTTGCTCAATCAAATTCTCTTCGTGCTCAGCCTTAACTTGCTCTTTCATTTCAGCAACTTTAGACTTGATAGCAGCTTCAAAAATAGTACGTGCTTTATCTTGATTTTCTTCAGATAATTCAAGACCAGCAACAAGAGCACTGAGGTCTTCTTCGACATCAATCTTCTCTTCTACTACTTCTGCTTCAGTAGTTTCTTCTTCAGCAACTACTTCATCCGTTGATGTTTCTTCTTCTGAAACAACTGTTCCTTCTTCATTAGCAGGATCTTCAGAAACAACCTCTTGGTCTGCTTCCAATTCTACTTGATCTCCAGCGTTTTGAAGTTTTGCACCTGGCTTAACATCTCCAGACTTCTCAGCAGACTTAGCACCTTTGTTTACAACATCTGAAACTGTTTTCAGAGTTGCTCCAGGTGTTTTTAGTTTTGCTGAATCGTCATCAGG